TTCATTGTTTGGAGTATAAGTTAGATTGTATTTTTCCAATGCATCAAGGTTTTGTACTTCATCCACTAATCCATCTATCCCAGCCCGTGCATCTTTAATCACTTGAAGATCGCTTGGAAGTTCATCTGTAATCAATGTCTCTGGACTTAAATTGTATTGCATGATCAAATGAGGATACAGAGAATTAAGATCAAAGTTCACAACCCAATCATGAGAACCAAGAATAGGCTCTTTTACATATGCACCTTCAAACTGTGAAGATTTACTAGAATGTTTTTTAGGTGGAATAACAATATTTTTTCTAAGAAGATTGTTGTAGATTAAAGTATCCCATATTCGTACTTGACCAAATGTATTACTATAATTGACCTTACCAAGATATGCAAGTGATACTATCATCTCAAGAAGTTTCATTTTATTCTCAAGTTGTTCTACCAACTCCACATCTTTAATGTTGTATTCAATGAACTTCTGATAATCATTTTTATAGAGTAAGTGGAGAGAGCCCTGTTCAGAATAGTCAAGTTTACGTTCACCCAATTCTACAAATGCAATGTGATCTAAACGATATGATTCTTGATTGACATATGTGAACTTACGATACATGGCCAGATAATCAAGAGTCTCTACACCATAAATTTCATATGTCTGTAACTCTTGTCCGCCCAATCCGAACATTTTATATTCTCTGAGTTTTCTCCAAGGCGATAGTAATTTGTAAGGATTTTTTCTATCTTCAAAAAGATTCGTTGCCCGATTGACAAGATAAGGAATATCAAAAGTATCAATGTTCCACCCTGTCATAATATCAGGCGATTCCTTATCCCACATTTCAAAGAACTTTTTGAGCATAGATCTTTCATCATCAAACCGAAAATAAAAAATATCTTCTCTATCTGTAGTGAATTCTCCCCGGCCAAAAACATAAACTTTTTTGTCAACTTTCATCGTAATCGCAGTTACTTCTTCGTTGGCAGTTTCTATATTAGGAAATCCATGTTCCGATCCAGTTTCAATATCAAGATATGCAATCCGAATTTGAGAGAAATTATAATCAATATGTTCTTCTGGAAAATGTTCTGCGATAAAAGAAAACTCAAACTTGTCATTTCCATAGACATTGAAATTATCAATCTCTTTATATTTGGCAATGAATTCCCGACACTCTTTCATAGTTCCAGGCCGGATTTCTCCAACTGGTTCTCCTTGAAGTGTCTTAAATTTGGTTTCTTCTTTGGTGGGAATGTAAAGTGTGGGGTGATACTCTATACGATCTTTGAATCTTTTTCCGTCATTAGACACACCCCGAAATAATATACTGTTTCCTATAGTTTGGACATTTGTATAAAAACTCATCTATTCAATTTCATTAAAATTGTGGTATTTAATATAGTTCACTTTTAACTTATCTAATTCATTATAACATATTAAGATGTGTTTGTCAATCCAATTCTTTCTGTTATTAAACTGTCCTACTACAAATAAAAATTGTAAGTAAATAAGCCACACATATTTCATATTCTTCCCCCTTTTTATCTGAGAAGACCCTTCTTATAAGTAGTCTTTCCCTTAACTCTTAGAGCCGTTAGAGTATTTTTACGATTAGTTCCATCTTTCTTATAAGAACAATGTACCCATCCACTATTGGGATCTACACCATCGTAAAATTCTAAAATGAGTTGATCAAACTCCAAATGTTTTGCAATCCATTCTGCAAGATCTGGATTTGATATTCGTGAAGATTCAAAGTCCGCTGCTTCTCCGTTGCAATGTTGACTCGTTTTAGACCCGCCCACTTTTGCATTTAGTGCAGGGGAACGATACCCACTATTGATACGAATTGGCCCGAATTCATTTCTTATTGGTTGTAATATAAAATTACAAAGATTTACCAGATTAATAACGTGTCCTCTAGTAGCATCATTTGAAATTCCTAACCGATCTGCTGTGGAACTTTTTATCATTTCTGGATATGAAAAATTCTTAGTTAAATATCCATTGTATGTTTCTGCCATAATGTTCCTTTACTGTTTTCTAATATCAAATGATCCTGTAGACGGATCAAATTTTAAAACAACTTTCATCTCTATTGGCATAAAATTGCCATCTTTCATCTGTACAGGAAGTTTACCTTCTACTGCACCTTTAAGAGCATCTTTTGCATTCTCAAATACATGAGATTTGTCGCCCTTTATAATTTTATCTAATTCTTTTTTTGCGTTGTCTGGAAGTATATCATCTAACATCTTTTCAACGTGTTCTTCTGCCAGATCTTGAGCTTTATCAACTACTAATCCAGCAACTACATTGAATAGCATTCCTGCAAGTGGTAACATAATTTTTCTCCTACGAATAATTAAAAATAAAAACCCCCCACTAAAGTATATATTAGTGGGGGGAAGAGGTGTGTTACTTCTTTTTATGTTCAATCACATTTGGTGTTGTGATTGGAACAATACGTGGTTTCTTTTCTTCTGGAACCACTTTTTCCAGATTGATGTTCAGAAGACCGTTTTGGAACTCGGCTCCGTTGACAATCATGTCATCAGAAAGAGTCCAATTTTTAGAGAATGTCCTTCTGGCAATTCCCCTATGAACATACTGATTTTTGTCAGTATCTTTGTCTTCTTTAGAACTAACAGAAATGACCCCATCCGCTACTTTAACTTCAATGTCACGTTCAGAGAATCCTGCAAGAGCAATCTCTATAACGTAATTGTAGTCATCTACCTTACGAATATTGTAAGGTGGATATCCACTATCTTGTTGAGTTGTAGGGAAGTTCATCAAACGATTGAACATGGAATCAAATCCTACGGATAGACCCATAAAACGTTCAAGATCGCCTGCTGTGAGATTAGTGTGGTGTGCTAATGATGTAACCATAATTCCTCCTTATAAAAGCGAGGTTATCAAAAAAATCCTCTATCCTTAGCACAGGACTAGAGGTTGTTATACGAGGCCATCACTATGATGCACCTCAATCACGCCATCCTTCACCTTTACATAGGTGATGGAAGCGATGTCTTAAAACTGTAAAATACAGTTTCAGTAGTGAATCTTCTGCATAACTTCCTGCATCTTTCACTACCAATTTATATTTAGTTTTCATAGTTATTTATACTCACTTCTTGCCAGTTGATCCAAAACCACCATCTCTATCGGATTTTCTTTCTGGTGGTTCACTTATTTCTTCTAATACACACAAATGATCTTTTGAAAGTTCTGCCTGACAAATACGTTCATTGTGTTTCACGTATTGCGTTGTTCCGCTGATGTTAGTTATCATTGCAAAAACAGGATCGACATAATCCGAATCTATAATCCCCACATTATTTGCAAGGGTTAATCCTTGTTTCAACGCAAGGCCCGATCTTGGATATAGTCTCATTGAATATCCATTTGGAATATCAAAAATAATTCCAGTAGGTATCAAAACTCTCTCGTTAGGATTGACTTGCACCCTTTCATATTGTACCAATCTATTTCTTATTTCCAACTCTTCTGTTCCTCCATGTTTTTCATCTTTGATATGCCCCTTTTCATAATCATTCCTCAATCTCAAAGGATTAACTGAATTTCCATGTCTATCTTCATACTTTCTATAAACGGCAACCTGTTCTATACTTGGTGTTTGGGAACGTGTAGTAAATTTCCAAATTAAATCTTTTTCTAATTCTGAAATATCGCCTATAAATTCTCGAACTAAATGTTTCAGTGCCTTCTTAAAATTCACATCACTATCAGAAGAAGTAGATTGATGATATCCTTCTGTAAGGGGAGTGTCTACATCTATCCACGAAAGAAGATTTAATTCTTTTGTTGTTTTTCCATCTTTTCCTACTGGAAAATGCCACTTTTGATCCAACCATTGATGCTTCTTAACAAACCAATTAACAATTCCATTGTTGTCTATAATTTTACCTTTGAGGTCTTTCATATCACCGGCTACCATTTGATAATAAAAATCTTTTTTGGCCCTATTATCAATAGCGTCTCTAAGAATTATATAATTTCTAATAGCATTAATAGGAAAATCTTTTTTCCCTGTATGTGGAAATGTATCTATTAATTCTGTAATATATTCTTTCAATTTTTCAACATGTGAGGACTTAATAGT